TGACTAAATTTGCAACTGAACTTGAAAAGAAACAAGCAGAAGCTGTACAACAAAGTTTAGCCAGTAGAATGAAGAGCGGTAATGTTAATCAAGATCAGATTAATATTTATTCTAGTGCTGTTAAAACTGCATCTGATAGATTATATGGTGGCTTAGGTCTGCCTGACACTATGGACTTACTCTTTGCATCACCAGAGGCTAGAACAGATTACTATGAGGGTTTATCTGCTGCATCTGATAAAGGTTTTAAAACAGGGTTTGATGCATTTACAGATGGCTTTGGTATTGGAAAAGATAGAGTAGATCCTGTAACAGGTGCTGTAACTAAAGGTACTACATGGAGAGATCCTGATCTAACTGAGGCAGAACAGAAAACAGCAATGGAAAAAGCAAAAGCAGCGGCTCAACCATCTCCTCTAGCACCTACTACATCTATACGTCCAACAGCACGTCCAACAGATGCAGTAACAACACCTGCACCACGAGATGAAAAGTCTACTCGTTTAGATGCAACCAATCCAAACACAAGCGCAAACGTAGCTGAACACTTATCAGATAGAGAAAAAGAATCTCTTAGAGCTAATCCTGAGTTAGCAGGTCATTATGTAGCTACAGCTAACAGACGTGCTAATGAGGCAGCGGCTGGTGATACTTCTAATACAGATAGAGCTAAGGAAGCATCAGATTCAGGTGGTTTTTCATTCTCAGACTTATTTTCTTAAACCCTCCCCCTTAAATAACTATAAGGCTACCCAGCAATAATGCTGGCCCCAACATAAAAAAAGGAACTATGACTATGCCTGAACTAGCACAAGTAGAAACACCAAAAGTAGCAGGACTTGTTAACCCAAAGAGCTACACTCCTCTAGAAGAAAAGATCAAGAAGGAAGAAGCTGAACTTGAAGCTCTAATGAAAGCTCGTACTGAGGAAGTTGAGCAGAAAGCTGAGAAGCAACAACAACAAGAAGCTAAACCTGAGAAAGCACAAGAGGAAGCTGAAGTATCAGGCGAGGAACGTACATACAAGAAACGCTACAGTGATCTTCGTACACACATGAACAAGCAAGCTGAAGAGCTAAAGCAAATGAAAGCTCAGCTTGAACAAGTGCAGAAAGAAGGTAAGGTACGTGCTCCTACTTCAGATGAAAGCATTGATGCGTGGGCTAAGAAGTACCCTGAGATTGCTGGCATAGTTGAAACGATTGCTGAAAAGAAAGCACAAGAGAAGTTTAAGTACGCTGATGAACGCTTGAAGGAGATTGATGAGATCAACGCTCAAGCCCAGCGCACAAAAGCACATAACGAGATCCGTGCAATGCATAGTGACTTTGACGATCTACGTTCAAGTGATGAGTTCCATGACTGGGCAGGTGAACAGCCTAAGTGGGTGCAAGATGCACTGTATGAGAACCAAGATGATCCACATTCAGTGATCCGTGTTATTGATCTGTACAAGGTTGACAAAGGCATGGACACCAAAGGTAAACGGCAGAGTACACGAGATGCTGCATCTGCTGTAAGAACTAAACGTACAAGTAAACCAGACAATGACAACCCTGCAGGACACTTGAAAGAGTCTACGGTTCAGCGCATGAGTGCAGAAGAATACGAGAGCCGTTCAGATGAGATCATGGAATCTATCCGTAGTGGTAAGTTTATTTATGATGTTTCTGGTGGTGCACGTTAAATAAGGTATTGACATTACACAATCTATAAGTATAACTGTGTATGTTAAGAAAAGTAAACCTATGCCCTACACTGTAGCTACCATAGTTTTACTTTAACAAACTAAGCGAAGACAAATATGTTAAGACCCACCTGGTCAAGTATAGGCCCGACTTACATTTAAACACGGCCATGTTTATGTAAGTTGCACCCTAGAAAGAACAGCCTCTTACCAGATTGTAAAAGCTTATCGCTAAAAAACCCAATAAGCCTAACTATCTCAGGAGGATTATATCATGGCTTTCGCAACTGCTGCGGGTTATGGTAATCTACCAAACGGTAATTTCAGCCCAGTTATCTACAGTAAACAGGTACAACTTGCTTTCCGCAAGGCGTCTATTGTAGAAGCAATCACTAACTCTGATTATTTCGGAGAGATTGCTAACATGGGTGATTCCGTTAAGATTATCAAAGAACCCGAAATTACTGTGAAGTCGTATGCCCGTGGCACGACTATCACACCACAAGACCTTGACGATGAAGACTTTTCATTGACTGTAGATAAAGCGAACTATTTTGCTTTCAAAGTCGATGACATCGAGGAAGCGCACTCCCACGTCAACTTCCAAAGTGTTGCATCTGATCGTGCAGCTTATCGTTTGGCTGACCAGTTTGACCAAGACGTTCTTGGTTATATGTCTGGTTTCACTCAATCAGCTATCCACGGCAAGGCTAACACTGCAAACACAACAGTGAACGGTACTAAAGCTGTTTCAACTGCTGGTTCTGACGAACTGCTTGCAAGCATGAAGCTTGACGCTTCTGACTTCAACGGCGGTGTGTCTGGTAACTCAATCGTAGTTAAGCCCCGTACAGGTGCTGACTCATTGAACACTACCACAGCTAACGCTACACCTATGCAAGTTATTGCACGGATGTCACGTAAGTTGGACCAACAGAATGTTGATACCAATGGTCGTTGGTTGGTTCTAGATCCTGTATTTGCTGAACTCTTGAAAGATGAAGATTCACGTCTTTTGAACGCAGACTTCGGTGGTTCAGGTTTACAGAACGGCTTGATCTTCAACAACATTCACGGCTTCAAAGTCTATATGTCTAACAATCTGCCAGAAGTAGGTGATGGTCCAACCTCAACTACTGCTACAGGTTCAACTCACTACGGTGTGTTGGTAGCTGGACATTCGACTGCTGCAGCTACTGCTGAGCAGATCAACAAGACTGAGACTTACCGTGATCCAGATTCATTTGCTGACATTGTACGTGGTATGCACCTTTACGGGCGCAAAATTCTACGTCCAGAAGCGTTGGTTAATGCAATCTACACATCTGGTCTATAAGGGAGGAGTGAGATATGGCACTTGGTGATAACACACTTCGTTCTGCGGCTGGAAACTCTCAGCGTGGACGTAACCCTTTCATGGTTCAAACTACCTTGAACTGGGCTACAGCTTTGTCAGACAAAGGCGGTGCTCTTGCAGCGGCTGATGTTGTTCCTGTCATTGCTGTACCAAAAGGTACTATGGTTTTGAACGCAGGTATTGAGGTAGTTACAGCTACTGATGGTTCAACTTTTACAGTTAATCTTGGCACAGGCGTTGACCCAGACGTATTTGCTGCTACCTTTGATGCAACATCTGCGGCTGGTGTTCTTTCACAGAACCCTGCAGCTTATCAGCCAGTAATGGCTGTAGCTGATGACAACATTGATGTTGTTATTGCTGCTCTTTCAGGTGGCGCAGTTACCTCTGGTGAGTTCCGTGTATGGGCTGTCTTGATGGATTGCACAGACATGGGTGACACTGCTGCTGATGAAGTAGCTCGTGACGCACTTGCATAAGTAAAACTTCTTTGGGGCTGCTTTCGGGTGGCCCCTTACTCATATCTAAAGGATCTAAAACATGGCTATTACAACAGCAATGTGTACAAGTTTCAAGTCAGAGCTACTTGGTGGTGTCCATGATTTAGACACTGATAGCATTAAGCTTGCTTTGATTAAGGCTTCACCTAGTGGCACATATGATGCAACTACAACTAATTACAGTGACGTGACAGGTAACTCTGATGAGGCATCTGGTACGAACTACACTGCTGGTGGTAACGTACTTGATAGTGCGACTATTTCAGTAAGTGGAACAACAGCTATTGTAGACTTTGCAGATGAAACGTTTGCAGACGTAACTACTTCAGCGGATGGATGTATTATTTATAATGCAGGTCAAGCAAATAAAGCTATTGCAGTAATTGACTTTGGTGGTACAGTAAGTGCTACTGCAGGTGATTTAACTATTGAGTTCCCTGCTGCAGGAGCAAGTACAGCAATCATTCGTATTGC